CACAGCACCTCGGCGGGTCCGTCCTTGGCCATGCACGCCGTGCAGGCGGTCACATAGTCAGGGTTGTCACCTTTGTCCTCCCGCTCCTGCCATGACTCGCCGACCTTCTCGTAGCGTCCATGGTGGATGGGCAAATTGTTCTCCTCGATGTAGCGCCACACGTCCTCATCGGTGAAGAGGCGGATCGGGAAGACGAGGCTGGCGCTGTCCAGATTGCGCGCCACGTCGGTGCGGATCGTGATGTCGCCGTAGACCGCATCGCTGTCGCTCGCCTTGTGGCCATGGAACATCGCATCCCACGGCCAATTGAACGTGCCGGTCGGGCGCTGGTAGATGTCCTTGAGTCCGCAGACAAAGTCCTCGCCGTCCTTTGGGGCGCGGATGCCGGTCGGCAGCATATTGTAGCGGGCGCCGATCTGGTAGTATCCGGCAATCTCAACCTCGCCGCCGCCGTCCTGCACCATCGTGGCCGAGGGCGGGAAATCGTAGACCCGCAGTCCGTAGTGCTGGATCACCGCATCGGCGAACCGATACTTGTGCGGCTGCCAAGGCTCGCGGTGGAAGACCACCGGCAGGTCGTCCCGGTGACGCCGCACCAAGTCTAGCACCACCATGCTATCCTTGCCGAAAGAGCAGGCGATGCATGGATTGCCAAACTCGGCGAGCGACTGCTCGATGAGCTGGTGAGCGTAGGAGACTTTGTCTTCGTAGGTCATTAGAAAGAGGCGCCCGCGATAGCCATGCCAGCACCGGAAGCGATGCCGCCGCCGATCCCGCCAAACATCCCCATCATGCCCGCGTTCTGCGAGGCACCGGCCTGCATTGCTGCGGCCTGCATGGCGGCGTTGTTGTTGAGCACAGCGTTGCGGTTGGAGGCCAGCATGTTGGTATTGAAGCTGGCCACGTTGCCGGATTGCTGAAGCGAGTTGCCAAAGATGCTGCCGACCTGTCCTGTCGTATTACTCAGCGTCGAGGCGCCAAGACCAAACGCCGGACCAATCGACTGCCGGAACGGATCAAGCTCGGTATAAGCTCCGGCCAGACCAATCCGCCGCTGACGGCGAGCCAGATCCATCTGGTTGACATTGGCAGCGAAGCCACGCCGAGCATCTTGCCGCGCGGTGCCATAGGCATCACGATTAAGAATCTCAGCCGCGCTGCTACCCATCGAGGTGCCCAGACCGCGAGCCGCAAACGCCGCGCGTGCCGACTGCGAGGCTTCGCGCTGCTGCTCTGGTGAGAGCGAGCGGCCGAGCGCGAGTTCAGACTCCGCATCCCGCTGGAGCTGCGCCTCAATGGCGTTGGGCGCGGAGGCCGCTTGCAGCTCCTCGCCGATGACGCCGCGTGCGCGCTGGAGGTATTCGTTGTTGAGGCGACCGGCGAGCTGGTCGGCGGTCCCAAACTGCATGTTGATGTATTGCGGGTAAAGTCGCTTGATCGACTCCTCTTCCGCGGCGATCTGTGCATTGGCCACGCGGATCGACGCGGCGGCCATCTTATCGTAATCAATCGGCGCCGGTGCGGCTGGCACTGGTTGCGGCGCTGGTGCTGATGATCTTCCTCCCATAGTATTATCCTCCTGTTTTCTTAATTAGTTTGTCCCAATCGTAGACTCGCGGTTCAAAGCTCCCCCTGCGGCACCATGCCACATAGGTCTGCGGATGCGGCGCCACGCGCAGACACTCCCGCACAGGGTTTGTGCCAGCAGTGCCAGCAGCCAGAGTGACGAACCAGCAGTTGCTTTCCCCGAGTTCAAATTGTTGCTCCTCCGCGTTCCACCGGCAGGCTTTGGCCAGCATGAAGCATGACGGCGAGTTCCACACATAGCCCGCCGACAGATGCTCGCCGACTGCGTCCCAGAAGTCTTGCGTGCTGTGGTTGTCCCACCAGTGTTTTGCCTTTTGCCATGGGGTCATTGCGCCAGCACTTCCGGCCAAACTTGCTTGATGGCTTCCGGCGAATCCGGCAGCGGCGTGGCGGTCACATCGCGGAGCGCCTGCTTTTGGGCGGAAATCTCGGACTGCTTGGCGGCGTCACCGGCCTCAACCGCACGCATAAATTCCACATCAAGTTGCTCAAGCAGCGGCTTGCGTGCTTCGCGCCATTTGTTGAGCCAGATGTTTTTTGCCTTGTTGGTGTTGATTATGATACTCATGGCTGATACTCCCACGCATCGCGGAAGGTGCGGTCGGATGGAACCTCGGCGGCGTCCACGATTTTGTATGGTTTGCCGGAAGGAACGTCCTTGGCGGCGATTTGTTGGATGGTTAAAGGACACTGCGGTGCCGGAACAAGCACCACAACGCCTCCTGCGTCTGTTGGGTAGAGGATGACTTGACTCATATTATCTAATGACGGCCACGAACTGCGCGTCGTAGTCGTTGGCGATACCGTTTGATGTGTTGTTGATGATCTGTGTTGTGGATGCGCTGGTGCTTAAAACAACAGAAGATCGTGCGGGTGCAGACGTTGCTAAATTATATGTTGGATCAACGTCACCCACCACACACAGAACTGCATACACGGTGTCCTGCATGTTTGTTGTGAAGTTGACCGAGTAGTTGCCGACACCGTTGTCTCCTATGCTACTGACGTTGCCCGCGCCGCGCACGTCAATGGGGCTGGCGGTGCCCCTAAAGTTCACCCATGCGCGACATCCGTAGATCGGAGCAGATCCGCTTTGTCCTCCGGTGAGCATTGCCGGCGTCACTTTAGCGTTGCCGATGGCGGTGACACCTGCGCTGGAAACAGTCACATCGCCACTTAGCGCAGTGGCGGTCGGGACATTGCTGGAATTGCCAAGCAGCACTTGTCCGGCCGTTATGTTTGCCAGCTTGCTGTGCGCAATCGCCGCATCACTCTTGATGTCGGCGTTGACAATGTCACTGATCGTTGCGGCCGGCGACTGGGCGCTGTTGAGCTTGGCTGGTGTGATTGTCTCGCCGGATGTGAAGCCGGATGGATCGTTGTAGCCTTTGGTGATTGCGATAGTTGCCATAGTCTTTTAGTCTTTTAGTCTTTTGGTCTCTTAGTCTTTCGCTACGCTGCGTTCCGCGTCTCCGTAGGCGTCATGCTTTGAAGCGCCGCTTCGATGCTGACGTTGCGTATCTCTGGGCGCTCGGCGGTGGTCTCGAAGATTAGCTCGGCGGCGTGGGCCTTGCGGCGGATCGGCTGCTTCAGCGTGTAGTCTTCGGCGAGTCCGCTGTCGTTGGTTTGTCCCGGCACCAAGGTGATCTCGGCGTCGGGGTTGATAAGATTGGCTTTGACCACAATGCTGCCGTCATCTGGCAGGACCACATCGGCGAGGCTGCGGACGAATCGCTTGCTGCTCATGGTCCCCATGTTGTAGCGGCGGGTCTTGATCGTGCCGGTGACTTGGGCTTGCAGGCTGCCGCTTGGCTCGTCGTCCTTGCCGTTGCTGTTCTCATCGAGGAGATACAGCTTGCCGGTGCGGCGGACGTTAAAGATGCGGCGCACGTTGCTGTAGGTGCCGACCACCAAGGCATCCACGCCGATGCCATAAACGTCGCGGCTTTCCCACTGATCGTTGAGGGCCGACCAAGTGACGACCAGATCGTTGGTGTCGTCCGGCGAGTCCAGCGTCGGGACGGCGAGGATGTAGCGGTTGCTGTGCCAGATGCCAAAGGCGCGTTGCACCTTGCTCTGGTCGATGCGCTCAAAGAGGTCGGCGACCGGATCACTGAGCGGCTTGGTGTCCCCGCGCAGTTTGAGGTCGAGCTGGGTGTCAAGGCGGTAGACGCCGGCGTCCGAGAGGAAAAAGACGAATCGACCCGCGGTGACGATAGAGTTGCGGGCGCTGCACCCGATCTCGTCGGTGACGAGTTCCAGTTTGGCGACCGCCGTGTCGATGGCGAAGTCCGTGCCATTGGTCGCGGGAAATTGCGCCAAGGTAGCGAGCCAGATGCTTTTGCGGCAGAAGACCAGTGCCGCGCCTTCGACCCATGGATGCACGGCCATGACAAAGTCTCCACCACCGGCGCCGGTGCGGAAGGATTGCCAGAATGGGTCGTAAAGATCCGCGTCAAGGTAATCGGAGATGGCAACTTGGTCGCGGCCGTCCGGGATGATGAGCCGGTTTTGGATGTAGCTCGCCCAGCCGACCGAGCGCATACGCTTGTAGGTCGGCCCTTCAGCGGGCACACCGCCGGCGGCGCGGACGAAGCTGCCCGTGCCGGTCCAGTAGATCGGCGGCTTGACGCGGCGGACGCGGATGTCGGCAACGGCATGGGCGGCGGTGCCCGCCGGGACGGTGATCTCAAAGCTGTTGGCGTTGAGGTTGGTGCCGAGCACGCGGAACTCATGCCCGTCGAAGGCTGGCGTGGTGCTGCCCTCAATGCGGACTGTGGCGCCTTCGGGGTAGCCGTGGGTGTTCACGTTAACCGTCGCTGTCGTGCCGCTCACCGCGATGCCCGTAGCGTTGGTCAGCTTTTGCGCGTAGTTGCCAGACAGCGCCGCCTCGCGGAGAATATAAAGTCGGTCGTAAGCCTGAACCACCGAGACCGTGTCAGTCGCCTCCACGGTTTCGTCCGGCGAGCTGGGATAGCCAACCGTGACAACGGTGTCGGTCGGCGAAACATTGCGCCAGAGGTAGGCACTGTCGGGTCCGGCCATGACGATATACTCGTTGGCGTTGTCGTAGTTGCGGCTGGCAAACACGCCGGAGGCGAAGATGCCGCCGGTGTAAGTCGTTTTGACCAGCGGACCCTTGTTGGCGAGCAGTGTGCCGGTAGCGTTAGCTGTCGGCGTGCCGGTCATGGTGTATTGGAAGGTCGTGCCGCTGGGCGAGCTGATGACGAAGTCGCCGTTGTAAAGCGCAGCATCCACGCCGGTCGCGCCACGGATGTTGACTGTGGGCGTGCCGGTGTAGCCGTGGGCGGC